CTTCTGTTAAATTCTACCTTCGTTCTATGATTGCCTCTTCTGGGCATACCATGGAATATGTTGGTTCTGGTACTGACTATCGTGCTCTGCCTGAATATGCAGCAGGAACTTATACCCTTGGCGCTGGTACAAGCCCCAATGGTGTTCACCAAGAATCTCACCAAAAAGTAGAACGTAATAACGGTAAAGTTTGGGCTGCTATCACTGACCACAACGGTAAATTCCGTGTTGGTGATACGTTTAGCGTGGATCAACAAAGTGGTTTTGTTAGCATTCCTGCAGGCGCATTGTCTGTTAATACTTTGCTGGAAAACCTGGATGTCAACGGTAAGAAGATTGTCAGTGATTCTGGTAACGAAAACATTGTCATTAGCCCCCATGGTACGGGTACTGTAGACGTTGAGTCTAGCCGCATTACAAGTGTCAGTGATCCTACTGGTGCACAAGATGCTGCAACCAAAAATTATGTTGATAATTTTACAGGCGGTACATCTAACATTGGTGATGGTTCAGTAACTAACGCTAAACTTGCTAGCGGAGCGGTTGACACAACCAAAATGAGTGGTGCTACTGTTGTCACTAACAGTGAGCACGCCGCTGCAACTACTAATGACACTAGCTTCTTTACAACCTCTGCATCTGATGCAAGGTACTTCCGTCAAGATAGCTCAGAAACCATCACTTCTGGTATTACCTGGTCTAGTGATGATGCAAACATTGCAACCACTGCAGCTATCGACGCACGTGTTATTGACCTGGTAGATGATGTTGGTGGTTTCGTGCCTATTACTAACGAGACCAGTTTCCCAACTGCTAACCCTGATGTCAATAATGGTGCAGGTACTCTTGTTAGTATTAAAGAGATTGCAACTAGCCGTACACCCTCTAACGGTACAGTAACTATTGCCAACGGCTCTGGATCTAACACTGTTACCATCAACGGTTGTGGTACTACAGTCCTAGCGGCTGGGTTTGGTGCAATTGTTGAAACTACTTCAACACTTCATACCTATACCTTCCATCGACTGACTCCTAAAGCTACTGAAGTTACTACTGTTGCTGGTATTTCTAGCAACGTAACTACGGTTGCAGGTATTAGTTCTGATGTTACCACTGTTGCTGGTATTAGTTCCGATGTTACGACTGTTGCTAATAACGATGCAAACGTTACTGCAGTTGCAGGGAGGGCTACTGAAATTGGTCGCCTTGGTACTGCTGATGCTGTTGCCGATCTGAATACCCTTGGAACAGCCGACGTTGTTGCAGACCTAAATACACTTGGTACTGCCGATGTTGTGTCTGACATGAACACACTGGCTACGTCCAGTAATGTCACGGCAATGAGCAACTGCTCAGACGACATCAGTAACATTAACACCGTTGCAGGATCTATTAGCAATGTAAACACGACTGCTGGCTCTATTAGTAACGTCAATACTGTTGCGTCTAACATCAGCAGCGTAAACGACTTTGCTGCACGTTATCGAGTTAGTGCATCTGCACCTACCACGTCTTTGGATGATGGTGACCTGTGGTTTGATACTACTAACGACACGCTTAAGGTTTACGATGCGTCTTCTAGTGCTTGGGTTACTGGTGTAACTGATACCACTGGTTTTGTCACCACTGCTGGTGCAACCATGACGGGTCAGCTCAACACCATTACTCCGACTTCTGGCTCTAACGCAACCAACAAAACTTACGTTGATAGCACGATCGACTCTAAGATCGACACAGCCCTGACTAGCGATGTTGTTGGTGGTACTGGTATTACTGTTAGTGACAACACTCCTGGTAACGGACAGATTACTGTTGCTGTTACTGCCGGTTCTATTGGCGCTACACAGCTGGCTAGTACTGCTGTTACAGCTGGAACGTATGGTGCAAGTCAAAACGGTGTGCCGTCGTTCACTGTTGATGCTGACGGTCGTCTGACTGCGGCTAGTACGGATACTACCCCGACGTTTAGCGGCGCTCTTGAATGCACATCTACCAACACAAGCGCTTTTAATGGAGCAATACAAGTTGATAGAACCTCAACGTCAAACACTTGCTTTGTCGGTCTACTAAACGGGACAACAACGTCAGCCATTTATGCTGACGGTAGTGCCGTGTTTAATGGCAACGTCGATCTGCAGGACAACGACAGGTTGCGACTGGGCTCTAGCGATGACCTGCAGATTTATCACAGTGGATCAGAAAGTGTTATTAACCAAACTGGGACAGGTGATCTATTCATTCAGAACGGCACCGACGATAAAGACGTCATGCTCCGAGCTGACAATGGCAGCGGCGGTATTGTCGATTACGTTCGGTGCGATGGTAGCAGTGGAAAAGTACTACTTTATCATTACGGCACACTAAAGGCTAACACTAAATCAGACGGCTTTAACGTAGATGGCGAGCTTGAATGCGACAGCCTGGATGTCGATGGTGTTGCCCAAATTGATGGCAATGTAACGCTGTACGGCAACCTTGATTTACAAGACAACGATCAGATCTTGATTGGTAGTGGTGATGATTTGGTAATTGAGCACACAGGATCTGGCTCCTTTATTAGAACATCTACTTCTGCTACAGGAGATCTTGCTATTGAGGCTAGAAATGGAGGAGATCTTTATCTAACTGCTGCAGATGATATTTTCATCAGACCTCAAGGTGGGGAAGCAGGGATTAAAGTTATTGGCAATGGCTCAGTAGAACTTCACGAAAACGGTGTCAAAAAACTTGAAACCAAATCAGACGGTGTAGACATTACAGGTGAGCTGCAATGCGACAGCCTGGATGTTGATGGAGGGGCTGACATTGC